TACACTTGGTCGAACAGCCTTTATTCAGAGGAATGTGGGAAGACTACGCTGTTATGATTGACATGAAGAACGTAGCTTACCGTCCGTTAGCTGCTAATGGCACATCGAGAGATACGCACATTATCACTAATGTACAGAACAACAATGTTGATGGAAGAAAAGATATGATCTTGACCGAAGCTGGTCTTGAGATTTCTTTACCTGAAACTCATACCTTGTTAAAGTTCGCATAATTCAGTAATTTATGGGGGGCTAAAAAGCCCCCCAACTGGAAAAGGTTAGATATGAAAATTGTAACAAGTAATGATATTGGTGGGCGTTGGCAATCTGGGAAAGAAGAAGTGAATGACAATAGCAGACGTCAGCAGAATACCAATTCTAAAAAATCAAAGAAAAGTAAAAAGAAATGAATAAAGCCGTAGCAACAGTAGTCGTTAGTGCTATAAAAAATAATAGAAAAGCAGTGCTAAAGCACTATGCCTCTAAGTATCGTATGTCTGAAAGTGCTTTAAAAAAGACAGCTAAAAGAGTAGCTAAAAAGATTCCAAAAGCTAAACCCATGAGTAAGAGAGAGAAAATGGCTAGAACTAGGTTAGGTCAGATAGTATAATGGCATTTGTAGATGAAGTAGGGTATTATGCTGGTAGCACGTCTGGAAAGACTACTCAGGTTAGTAAGTTCTTAACGAATGGTGTACAATGGGTTATCTCTATGGTAGAGAAGACTAATCCAGATATGTTGCCATTATTTGCTTCTTTACAAACATTAAATGATTCTACAAAAACATTATCATTAGCTACTAATTCTAAAATTATAGATATAGTAAGAAGAAATGGTAACGCAACTGATGGAGAAGAGCTAAAATGTAGCCCAATAAATGCAGCTTTTAGGAGTAATGCTAAAAATACTGATAGCATTTATTACGCAAGTAAAAATTCTCCAGTTTATTATATCGATAATGCAGTTCTTAATGTTTTACCAGTTCCTGATAATGATGAAATAGTAAAGATAAGTATGGTATTACCTGATGCTTCTGTGGCTCATACTGAAAGCAGCATAAGTAATTTTCCATCTGAAATGTATCATGCGGTAATTCTTTATGCAGCAATTCAGTTGCTACATCATAAGATGACAGATTTAAATTCTAAGTTACCCACTGATCTAGATGCGGATACTACAGTATTTAATGCTTTATCGGATTATAGTGGGGAGATAGTAATGTCAAGTTCTCTCCCAACTGCAATAAATATGGGCAATACTGGATTACCTTCGGCTATAACTGTCGATGCTCCTTTACCAGGAGGAATTGCTATAGGAACATCCTTACCAACTGCTATAGATGTTAGTAGTGTTACTTTTCCAACTGTATTCACACCAACAACAAGTATACCTACAATTGCTATACCAGAGATTCCTTCTGATTTTCAGGATGCAATGGATAAGGCTAAGAATTTGATTGATGGGACAGAAGGTGGGACTGGGGATTCATCTACAGCTCAATCTTGGCTTGCCGATGAAGATGAGGAAATGACTCAAGCTACTGTTGGAGTTGCCTCTCAAGAAATTCAAAGAGCGACTTCTGCCTTAAGCAAATGGAGAGAAGATATCTCAAAAGCTGGAGCAATATTTCAATCAGATATGCAAAAACATCAAGCAGATGTAACAAAAGAAACGCAAAGAATAGCAAACGAAGTCTCTAGATATACTACTTTACTTGGCAAGGAATCAGCGAGAACTCAAACGGAATTGGCGAATTATAGTGCAGAAATAGGAAAAGAAGGACAAAGAATACAAGCAGATACCTCTACTTACACTACAGAGTTAGGCTTGAAAAGTGCCCAGATGCAGCAAGAGGTTTCAGAATATACTAATTTATTAGGAAAAGAGACATCAAGAATACAGCAAGAGTCTGGGAATTATACTGCTGAACTACAAAAGGAAAGTACTCGTATTCAAAATGATCTTGCGAAGTATAGCGCAAACCTCCAAAAAAAGATTAGTCTTTATACAACAATTATTACTAAATTAACCACAGATTACCAATGGCTTCAGGGTCAATATCAAGTTGCGAAACAAGAGTTAAGTGAGTTTATGGCTCCTTATACTCAAGCTGGAGTTCTTGATAGTACAGCAGAAGGAGTAAGACGTTGAAATTAAAAGAAATGGTTGAATTAGTACAGCAGCATCATCCAGACTTAGGTGTTTCTGAGATAGTTAAGATGTTGAACACTGCCCAAGAGGAGTATAGTCAAAGAACAAGAATGCTTGAAAAAGCTACACAATTTGATCTAGCGACAAACCAAAGATATTATGCGTTAGATGAATCAATTCTTGAAATTAAATCAGTAGATATGGAAGCTGCTGATGGAAGCACAGATCATGTCAATATACCAAAGTTAATTGGTAGACCAATTAGAAGGGACTTAACATAATGGCAACAACATTTAAAATACAATATGCTGCTTCTGCTACCCCTATTGAATCTACTCAGCTTACTGATACAAATAATGTTGCTACATCAGTGCATAGTAGTATCGATAAATCGGTAGGTGGGGGAAAAGAGATTTCATGTAGTACGGCAGCTGCTAATGTAGCTTATAAAGATTATACTACTACTGCTACTACGACTACTACTTTTGATACAGCTGTAGGTGGCAATATAGATGCAATAGATTTTCTTATGGTGAAAATAAGAGAAGCAGGGGCATCAGGGACTCCTGATGTAACTATTGAAATAGGTGGACAAATAGCCTCTAAACTTATAGGTGTGGGGGATGTATGTCTTCTAAGACCTAGTGGTGCAGATGGGTCTGCAATAGAAATATTTTCATCTGGTAGCACAGCACTCGCTAAAGTAGATATATTACACGGATTAGAATCATAATGGCTGGTACTTATGTAGATAATTGGAGTAATCAATATGCTACTAATCAGTGGGTATGGTGGACTGAGAGAGATGCAGTAGGCATTGCTAAGTTCAATCCTAATTCAGAAAAATTTAGTTCCCCAGCGTCAGCGCAAAATGGGAAGAAGATAACGCTTTTTTATTATAAGAAGGCCACTGCATTTACAGAGCCTTCTTCAAATAGTTTTTCTTGGACAGCCGTCAGTGACTTTCCAGGACAATTTCACGATTACTTAGTAGCTAAAGCTATAGCGCTTGGCTATGAAAAGAAACCAGACCAGTTGCAATTAGCAATGTATTTTCACGAAAAATTCGAAAAAGGAGTGAAAGAGGGCAGAAGTTATGCCTATAGAGCTAGAGCTGGTACTGTTAAATATATAAAGCCAGTAAGTTTTTAAGGAGGCTATTATGGCAGAAGAAAGACAAGGATGGTATCCAGGTAAATTTGCAAAAGGTCTAATAGGCCGTGCAAAAGGATGGATGGATGAAAGACAAGAAGCTAAGGCTTTAGAGAGAAGAACTACAGATGCAGACACTGCAATTCAAGGATTTGAAGATAGTGGAATGCGAGTAGGCGGAACTGGGCCACTAACTGAATCACAAGCAGCAAAGCAGGATTTAATGCAAAGAGATTCTTTTAGGTCTCTGAGAGATGTAATGCAGAGTTTTGATCCTGCTGATAAATCTTCAGTAATGAATATGCAGAGGTTGTTAAATGCTTCTGGGATAACAGATGTTGAAGGGAATCCTTTAGAAGAAGATGGTATGATGGGAGAAAAAACATTATCCGCCCTTAGAGGAGCACAGCAGTTTAGAGGTGAGGCTGATAAAAAAATGGAAACAAATAGATTTGATAAGACTGCTCATAACCCATCTGGAACTCAAGGTGTTGTTCCAGATGAAGACGTAAGAAAGGGATTTTTTGCAGGAGGAAGAATGGGAGTGTATGAAAAACCTAAGGGATACACTGGAGTTGCTGATGCAGGAAGTACGACGGTAGATAGGAGCTATTAGTGGCAATAAACACTAGAGCATATGATTGGTCAACGAATAATTTTGGGCTTGCGGAGTGGGATGACATCTCTTGGTCATTTAGCGACCTTAGCACGAATCACTTCTTCGACTCCTATACCCTTGATAATTTTACGGCTGTCGATACTCCTGACGATTTT